TCCTCGGTTTTCTCTTGTGGGGTACTTGATGCCTTCTGCTTCCCACATAATCGGCTCAGTTGTCATTAATCTGAGCAGGGGCGGCGTTGCTTATAAGTCTGTCGATTTTGCCCCCCAAACGAAAGGACTATAAGCCTACAGCCCTTTTGAATTTGGTTTCGGGTCCGGGGGCCGATTTGGTGTAAAAAATACACTAGGTGACGTAAACTTGATATAGTCAAAACGACCATTTTTCGACCCCAAAGGTTATATATGTGGTGTAAAAACTACACCGTCGCAGTACAACGTTTTTCAGAAAACGTCGATTTGGGGCTTTGGGGCCGGCCTAGAAGCACAATTAGGCCGACTTGCTCGCAGTACAACGGTTTTTCTCTGCGGAATCTTTATCTCCTTTTTTTTCGTTTTCAGAGTATAAAGTTTGTCACACCTAGTGTTAAAAGTAAACCTGACCCGCAAGGGCCGACAGTCTATAAACATTTTGTTCATTTATATACTCGGTGTAAAAAATACACCGCGAGCGACAGGTTCATAAGCACAAGCCCCCCTCAAGGGGTATGAACACAGACGCGCACAACAGGCGATTGAAGACCCTAGCCCTAGCCCGCTCACGCCTTCACGGGTCGCACGGGGGCGACTACATGGAACACCTAGGAAACCTCGACCATATCGACTTTGAGAAGCACGAAGCCGGCGATTATCGCGCGGTTATTGATGGGCTTGAAGTGATGGTTTACAAACAAAACCGCACGTATTCAACTCAAGTCGGTTGGTTCTTCGGCTTCCGCAGGGTATCAAGAGACATGTTCCCGAATGTCTTTGTGGACCTCAACGAGGAAGTCGATTTAATGCCGATGCCGAGCCTAAAGGCCGCGAAGGCGTGGATTCTCGACTTAATCGCCAACAACCCGACCGCCGATATACTATGGTCAGGGGATTGGAGAAAGGCAAAGACTATAAGCGAGGTTATGACTAGGTGAAAATATGAGAAAAATGACACGTGAAGAATTCACCGAGATGGTCAGAGACAAATTTTTGTTCCCAGAGTTGGCCGGAGTGACGGAAGAAGAAATTGAAACAATGTTCTTTTTCTTCAATTTGGGTCGGTCTTCGGTGAGGTGGTAGGGAGAACGCCGGTACACAAAGTATATAAGGGAGGTAGTTTCGGATTAAAAATAATGCTCACGCACACCTAGTGTTTTTTCTGCACCTATGGGGATGTTTGATACTAGGTGTAAAAACTGCACCGAGTATATAAAAAAATAAATACCTTATAGTCTTTTCGCAAATCTTAAATAGGTGAAAAAACCTAGCGCCTCACAGTCCGGCCCGTTTTTCTATCAACAACCTAGTATATAATCTTTCCTCGCAAGCGTCTGATTATCCTTAAGCCCGTCCGCCCCGCATGCCCGATGCGAAA